AGATTGTATTTTTTGACCTCCAGCTCCACTCTGTATTTCTTGTATAGGTATTTTACCTGGATTACCTTCCCCGTCACCGGTAAATGATCTACCAATAACACTACCTGTTTGGAAGAACATGTTTAATGCTTCCTGTGGATTATAATTTGTACCATTACCAAGATCAACTTCTGCTAATCCATCAGCATCTAAATAAACACCATCAGGAACCATTCTTGATAATACTTGCTGTAATTTTAAATGTGTTAACTGAATCATATCAGCAAAACCAGTTATTCTACTAACTAAAGATTCAACCCTGCCTTTGTACATTCTTGGCGCGCACATAGCATAATTCATTTTTACTTTAGTATGATCACTTTTTGGGCGCATCATATTTTTTGCCATTTCCCACTTTAATAGTTTTTTAGTTCCAACAATTAAAGCGCCTTCATATAAAACTTCAATAGATCTTGATAATTTACCAAACCTTTCATCATGCACTTCTAATGGCGGATCGAATGAATCATCTTTTATTAATACTTTTGATCCACCCATTGGTGTTCCTTTTATTTTATAAACCTCATTCATATAGGTTTTATAATTAAAGTAAAGTACTTGAACTGAATTTTTATCTAAATATGTTTTATCATAAACATTACTTCTATGCCTATAAGATTCTTGTATCCCTTGTTTTTGAATATCAATTAAATCTTCTTCTGTTAAATCAGGGAATTGTTTTTTAAGTTCATTAATAGGTATAGTTTTTACCTCACCACAATAATAAATATCATCAAAATAAGGTGAATCAGTAAATGACCAAACCATATTAGCTGGATCAACATAATCAATTGTAACACCTTGTGATTTTGAAAATGAATTTTTTACAGCACCAATTCCAATAACAGTTAAATCATGATAAATTCTTTTTTTAATTTCATTGTATCTATTTCCAGCAAGTAAAACACTTATCGCTTGTTCTTCTGCTATTTCAATAGCTTGTTTATATGTTAGTTGCATATGAACTGCTAATTCATCTTCATCTTCTGGTAATTTTTCTGGATCACTCTCCCATAAATTAACACCAAATGTTTGTTCTGCAAATGTGTTTAAATCTTGAGTTAACATGTCTCTCATAATAGATTCCATGTATTCTGTTCTTTTGCTAACACCATACGGATCTTGAGAATATGCTTTTACATCATATGCTCTATCTGCAATTCCATTAACTACAATATCTACAAATTTAGGTATAATAGGTACAGGTTTCCAATCGAGATTTAAGAATGATAAATCACCATTAATTGAAAGTTCATCTTTATATTTTTGTATTCCTTGTTCTCCTCTAGCATATAATCTTAATCTATGAAACTCAGCTTGGTTTACATTAAATCTGTTCATTGAACCATCTCTACCAAACCATTCAGATTCAATAGCTTTAGCCACCTCTAAACCATATTCTTGACTAGCTTTTGTGATATCGCTAGCGACTTGACTTGGAAAACTACCTTTTAATACTTGTTCCGCCATATTTATTTTATTATTCGTGATCTTCCACCATAATTATTATATTTGGTGAATGTTAAATTTAGTTTCTCTTTTTTTGTATCTGCATTTGGTTTATATAGATGTTTATTACATGCCATTATTGCTAAACCACTACTAATTGTTGCATCAAATTTTGTTCTTTTGTTTATATCAAATCTTGACCAATCGTTTAATGTTATGTTAAAATACATACTACCATATGATCCATCTGATTTTACACCTACGTGATCTTGTATATACATTTCAATCGCCGCAGCGTGTGCTTGTTTAATATCTTCACTTGAGTTTGGAATTCCACCAACTTCTTTTTCTGCTGTGGATAATTTATTCCAAATTTTATCAGGTCTGTTCATACTAAACCCTCTATAACCTCTTCTTCTTAAATAATATAATAGTCGAGGTTTATTATTTTCCGCGAGTAATGGCATTCCATAAAATACTAATGCCATTAAAACATCTTCAAAAAATATTTCTGCAGTTTGTGGTCTTGCTACATATTCTAAAAAAAATTGACTTGGAGGACAATCCTCCATGCTAAATTTTGTTAAACCATGTAAAGAACCTTTTGATCCTTGCCCGTCTACTGTTCCAGAAATATCATAACTATCACAACCAAAAGCTCCCATGTGTTCATTCCCTGGATACTTAATACCATTTTTAATTATGATATTATTTTGTAAATCAACACTAGGTGTCCATGATATTTTAAATCTTCCTTTAGGGTCTGGATAAAATATTACATTAGTATCTTGTGCCCCATTTACCCATTGGAAATTTCCAATTGAAATTTGTCCTAAACTCGCTTCTTCATTATAATCTACTTGCTCATAAATTTTAGCAAGATTAAATATACTATTTTTTGTTTCATCTCTAAATGCATGTTCTTCAGATCGTGGAAATTGTCTATAAAACTCATTTAAAGCATCTTGATCATTTTTTAACCCTTCAGCTTCATTCTCCCAATGTTCAATAACACCAACATCAATTAAATCATTATGCGGATCATAAACTTCATCCTTTGGTGTATTAAATACAGGCATACCGTATTTATCCATAAACCCTTCATAGTTCCATTCCATTGGTATAAACAAACTATATAATCCAGATTTAGTTTGTCCGTTTTTATTTCTTTTTGTTACGTTAGAATCTTTAAATAATCTTTTAAAATTATCTCCACCTTTATCTAAAGCATTTGATGTACTTCCCATCATACACTTTCCAATAATTCTACTACCCAATCGTAAACATGTTTTTGTTACTCTCCAATTATTTAATATATTTTCAGGTCTCTCCCATTTACCACTTTCATCATGTACTAATAAATTAAGTTTTTCCCCGTCATAACTGTTATCAGCAGTATTTTTCCAATCAATCGTTGTATCTAAACCTACAATTTCTTCAACCTGTTCATTCGCCTGAAGTTTCTTACGAGTAAACTTTTGAGCCGGGACCCTATATGCAAGTTCGCTTTTTGGTCGATCCATACCATCCTGAATCGGTTTAAAGAAAAACGGGTAATTAACAGATATTGGTACAACCTTATCTGTAAACATCTTTTTAGCATCCCAACCAGTTTTTGATAATATCCCAAATCTTGCATCACTCTTGATAGTAGCAAGGTTAACTGACTCCGAACTTGCCATAAACGAGAAACCAGACCTTCTATTCTTGAGATAACATATTCCATAACACCTTGAATCTGCTTTACAAGCTTCCCAAAATAAATAGAATAATCTATTTGATTCTCTAAATTCAGGAGCACCCACATCAATTTTTGTCCACTGAAGATACATATAGTGAGTACCGGTAATGTAAGTAGGCACACCATTATTATTAAACCAAAAACCATTCTCTCTACGATCAAATTCTTCATCAATGTAATCAAACCATTTATCTTTGTGTTCATTAGGGTAACTTCTCCAATCAAAAATGGTTTTTACATTTTTTAATGCTTTTGGATATTCAATTTGCTCCCAATATTGTTCTTTTTTTTCTTTGGATCTACTATATATATTTTTTGGTATCTTTGGTAAAGCTATTTGAAAACCTTGAATTTCATATATATCACCAACTTCTCCTGTTTTACTTATAACAACAAGATCATGTTCTTTGTTATAACCGTATTCCCATTTTTTTCCTTTGTTAAGTCTTTTTAGTGTATTTATTCTAATAGGATTAACAATTTTATATAATATTTGTTTATACATTTTTTTTATTAAACCTATATTTCATAAAATATATATATGGTAATATCATTGGTAAAATATAAGGCGTATGCCATATATTTAAATGCCAATGCTCCCCACACAAACCTAAAAAATGTCTTACAAATTCCACCATCAATTATAATCTTTAATATCTATTTTATAACTATCATCCAAACCATCTTCATCTATTAATTTATGACATTCTTTAGTTTGGTCTATATACCATTGTTTTATATTAAAATTAGAATGTCGTTTTTTAATAAATATACCAAATTCTTTTGCTCTACAAATTAAAGGTCTTTCTTCATATATAGAACATAAATTATTTTTTAAATGTCCACAAGAACCATCTTTTTTAATTGGTAAACCATATTTAGCACCTTCCCATATACCAGCTCTTCTACAACAAGCTCCACATTGTGAACATAAAAATTCCATTATTTTGATCTTTTTTCAGCAAAACCTTGGAATGAAGTTTCTTGTTTTTGTAATGGTTTATCATCTAATATTGCTTCTTCTTCTTGTATTCTAGTTAATATTTCAAAAGCATCAAATATAGCTAATTTTTTAGTTGCTGCTGCGTTTTTTAATCTATCTGCAGATATATCATCATCTGAATCAACAATTGGTTCTTTAGCAACTTTAACCAATTCCTCAACTGCTTTATACCCAGCTTGGATTATATTCTTCTTCTTTTCCTTGATATTCATATTTAATTGAAATTTCATTAGTTAAAACCCTATACAGTCTTTCACCATCTATAATAAATTCAAATTCACTATTTGGTGTAAAGCCTACTAAATCTCCTTCTTCTATCATTTTTAACTTTCTATCTGTATACTTTATTATTCCTACTAGTGGTTGTTCAGTATCAACAGATAGTTTATTAAGTGATTTAATTGGTTTTACAAAACAATACCCATCTAAAGCATTCCATTTATTATTTCTTTTATATGCATATACCTGATCTTTAGAAACTGCATATTTATTTTCACTAATAAATGATTTGCTATTTTTTTCTATACCATGCATATTATGCCATCTTCTAAATACATTATGGTGAACTATTACAGCATCACCAGGTTTTAATTTAGTTTTAACTAATGTAGGTATAGAGATAACTCTCGCCTCTCTGTTAACATATTGGTGATGAAAAATTTCAGTGTTAACTATTAATTCTTTATCACCAACTTGTTTTGTATTATTGTATCTTTCACCTATTGGTTCAATTATAAAATTATATAATGCATGCATTAATATTCTAAATTATATTCTATAGATACTGCCATGTTTTTATTAAAATCTTTCCACGGTAATACATCTTTATTTTTTTTAATATAAATACTGTATTTAGTATCTTCTTCTATAATATCACAAATAGTATGCCCGCCGTAAACTTCTTGTCCAACGGCGTAGTGCATAGCTTCATTTTTATAATCTTTACCAATACTTATCTTACGTATTAGCTTGCCCATCTTCTTCAGGTATTTCCTGTATTGTACCGTCTTGTATATTAATACTTACTTTACCATACTCTTCTTCCATTTTATCTTGGAAATCCTTCAATTGTTTTTGAAGTTGAGGTATAGCGTTTACAACACCGTGTTTTTGAGATTCAAGTTGACCCAACTGTAATTGAGCTGCGTTGATTCTGTTTACATGTCCCTGAAGTTCAGCTAACTGCTCATCAGTAATTTTTTCGACTTTTATGTCTTCTACTTTTTTATTCATAATTAATTAAATTTTAGTTAAAATTCTACTCTATTACTATTACACAAATAATAGTATTCTTAACAACCTATTGTCATAGTGTGTTAAGCGTCTGCCATATCTTTATAAGTAGCAACAGTTTTAGCTGCAGTATACGCCTGTTTTACAGGATTTTTTGCACTATCTTTGATGTCCATATCAAAACTTCCGCTTACTGAGCAGATTTGATTGTTAGGATTTGCATCTCTAGCTGCTTTATCTTTATAAACATTTGCGTGCCAATTTCCAACTGTAGTTTGTACCCATCTGTTATCTCTAACTTCAGGTGTCTTTACTGTACCATCAGAATTGTACACAGCTGCAGTTTTTACGTAATTCTCAGAATTGCTACTGCAACTCCAATTTACGCCCGTAATCTTTACATACGCATCACTTACAGTGATACCTTTGTAATCATATGATCCTTTTAATGCCATGTTTTTAAATTTAAAATGTTAAACAAATTAGCT